GCCTCTCGTAACATTCGAGCAAGGAGTGGCTCATCTTCGCCCAATTCCTCTTGTTTCTCTTTTGATAACCATTCTCTTTCTCCATCTGGTTTATATCCTCCATACGGATCAAAGTATTCTACTGTATTCTTATTTCTTCGTATTAAGGCAATCCAATGCCCTGTATTCTGGTTTTCTGTTAAAAATAACATGATAGCACGGCCTTGAGAGTCCCAAATATCATTAATACTTTTCATATTATTCAATTCCGGATACTTGAAAATAGTAATACCTCCAAGCATTTTCTCTATGTCACTGTCGGAAAGGGAATATGATTCATTGGAACCGTTGATTCCTGCTCCTTTCATTTTGTGTTCCGATATCAATATGGCTATTTTTTGCTTCTTGGCTCGTTCTAGAGGTAATGGATAATGGCTCATTGGGGTTCCATCTTTTTTGTATACCCTCCACCCCTCCTTGTATCGTCTGATAGTGTATGGCATTTCTATTAGATAATTCATTTTTTAAACATTCTGTATATTCCTTTTGTTGCCAAATAGAATAGGCACCATAAGTAACTGCGTTTAACCAAACATTAGGTTCTCCTAATCTACACTGTAAAGGATAAAATGTCTTAGGGTTCTTTAAGCCCCAACAAGCATAATACGGCGGGGACATCTACTATATTGTTATTTAAAATCGGACACAAGAGAATCCTGAACAAGATAATGTGCTAGATGTTCCTGCCTGTGTTCCTACTATTTGATATTGTAATTGCATCGCTAAAACACCAACGGAAGCAGGTAGTTTAAGTGTAACACTGTTAGAAGCATATGCCGTTAGTCCAGCGGTATAATTCCATAGTACTAAATTGATATTCGCCGAATTTACACCACCTACTAAATAGGCTAATCTATATTGTACTGTACCTACATTATGAAAACCTACTGTTTGATTTATCCCCCACTCAAAAGAAAAAGTATAAGAACTCCCTGAAACTAAATTAGTTAAATTCGATACTCCTGGAAAGGGAAGCCATCCACCCGAGGTATCACCTGATTGTACATAATATACCGCAGTTCCAAAATAATTTACTGATTCTGTATAAACGGCGGATGAACCTGCTGAACCAGTATATCCTGTGGCTCCTCCTGAACCCGTACTTCCTTGTGTCCCTGTAGCACCAGTATATCCTGTGGCTCCTTGCGCCCCAGTATATCCTGTGGCTCCTCCTGAACCCGTACTTCCTTGTGTCCCTGTATAACCTGTAACTCCTTGCGCACCAGTATATCCAGTTGTCCCTCCTGAACCCGTACTTCCTTGTGTGCCTGTATAACCTGTGACTCCTTGCGCACCAGTATATCCAGTTGTCCCTCCTGAACCTGTACTTCCTTGTGTCCCTGTAGCACCAGTATAACCTGTGGCTCCTTGCGCCCCAGTATATCCAGTTGTCCCTCCTGAACCCGTACTTCCTTGTGTTCCTGTATAACCTGTGGCTCCTTGCGCACCAGTATATCCAGTAGTCCCCATTGTTCCTGTAGCACCAGTACCACTTTGTGCACCTGGTATACCTTGCGCCCCAGTATATCCAGTGGCTCCTCCTGCTCCTGTAGAGCCTGTAGAGCCAGTAGAACCGGCTCCTCCACCTCCACCACTTCCTCCACCAAAAAAGGCGGGAATTGTATAAATACCGTCATTTCCTTCTACAAGTAGTGACGAGGCAGACATTCTATATAGTTAGTATATTTTTATGTAGGGGCAATTGGACTTGCAGTTCCCGGAGTACATGTAGGTGCTAAAACACTCCATGCTATAGAAGTACCAGCACTTCCAACATTATCTGCAAATACAACATGGATATACCAAACTCCACTTGCCAATAAAGGTGTTGCCGATACAATCCAATTCTGTGTGGTTCCATCTCGAACCTGTAACAAGGCAATCACTACTGCGCTTTGACTTATGATAGAACCGACGGGTACGGGGAAATAATAATCTGCTACACCTACATCATCTATAACTGCCAATCCTGCTACTTGAATTTGAACTTGTGTACCATTATAAAGAAACTCTGTAGGAGATAAGAATACTCCAGGATTAGGAGCAGAACCATTATCAAGTCCTACAACTAAACCAGTACTACCATTACTTAATGATATATCATTACCATTATTAGTAATAGCATTAATAGTTCCAGTGGTTGCAGTATAAGTAAGATTATCGTAAGCAGTTATGTCTATTGACTCTATTCCTGCGGTACTAGTAGCCAATACAATATTACCACCGACACTAGTAACATTGACATTACCAGTACTATCACATACTACACTACCACCAGAAGCACCATATAAAATATTAGAACACTCAAAATTAATATTTGTCGCACTATCTGATGATATTTGTAATGTACCATTTGGTGAACTAAATGTAACATTTCCGTCTACACTAGTTGAATTAGCGGGTGTAATAGTAGTAACACCAGCACCTCCACCACCGGGACTACTAAAAGTAGCAGTATCAAAAGAGTATGTTCCATCTGGATTCATAACAAGTAGTGATGAGGCAGACATTCTAAAAGATAAATATATTATTATTTTATCTTTTAGTTTGCGGTTTTTTCCTCGCCAGTAAAAATCTCCGGCAAAGGTAGAAACATGTGGATACAAGATTTAGCCCTTGGACACAAATATGAAGACGAAGCCATTAAACTCCTTGGTGAAGGAAAGATAGAACAAGCACCTAGAAATAAGAAATTTAGTGACTGGGATTTTAAACATAATGATATAGCATACGAGGTTAAATCAGACAGACGAGCATATCAGACTGGCAATCTTTGTATTGAATATGAACATTCTAATGTTCCATCTGGTATATCTGTAACAAAGGCAGATTATTGGCTATATTTTGTTATAATACCGGATATTCAAATCCCTTATAGACTATATAAGATTCCTACATCTGTCTTAAATAATGTTGTGTCAAATCCTGAAACTAGAACATGGTATACCGATAATGGGAATAGCAGATTCTATTTGGTTCCATATTCATTGTTTAATGATTATCTTATTAATTAATCATCTCGTCGAAGCCAATTAGAAGGCAAGGCATCTACCGGGGTAACCCTAGGTTCTACTCGAACCTCATCGTTCATCATTGGTTTCGGACCCGCCCAAGGCTTGGCAGACATAAATTCTCCCTCTAAAACTCGCTGGAGAGCCTCTTTAGCCTTCTCTTCGCTAAAGGTTTCAAAGACAATCTTACCATGTGCGTCTACTACAGAATAGACGGCTTTTGGCTCAGATGGATTTAAATCTTCTGCCATTATATGAGCGACTGTATGTCTTTCTTTTCTTGCTTCCTTTTCCTCCATCTTCTTCCTATAATCTTGTATCCTCCCGCTTCCATCCCATCCAGAATACAATTTGGATCCAGGTTTCGCCACAAATCTGTATGCATCTGAGTCTTTCCAGACAATATTATTTAAATCATTTGCGTTACTGTATAACTGTTTCTTATCATTAAAATGCTTGGCGTTCTCCATAATACTTGCCCATTCTTTGTCTGCCTTCTTATTGGCCAGTCCTCTCTCTAGAGCGTACTCTTGTTGCCAAGGCTCACGGGCAGTCATTCCTTTTCCTTTCCTTTTTCCATATTTATCTCTTACAACTTGTTGAAGACTCTTCCTTAGAACATTAATAAAATGAGGGTTTCCACTGGCTTGTAGAGGATGCTTTTTTTGTTCGTCTACCCTCCTTTTCATAAAATTATGTAGATAAGTATTGAGATTTAATTTTTTTACACCTCCAACAGCGGGAACTGTTTCAGTAAATTTGAGTTGAGGCATTCCATCAGAATTCTTTGCGCTCCCCTTACTTTCACAAGAACATCCGCCTTTTCCTTGTCCAGATACTTCTGGATTTTGTACATCAGCGTCTTTATCATACGGCTTTTCATCCGGAAGCATCATATCATCGATCGATTTAACCATATTTTCAAAATACTTCTGCGCCTTCTTTCCAGATAATTTAACTCCTTCTCCTAATCTGGTTACAAATCCATCTATACTAAAAGAATCGTCTAATGAACCTCGAGCCTCGGGAGTACTGGCATTATAGATATCAAATAATTTAGACGCTAATGCCCGAACGGCCTTTTTCTTAGGAGCGTCTAATTGATTAAAATCACTGACGGCTGATTTAACATCAGATACTACTGAACTTGTCTTATTTGATGCCGTAGCACTACCAGGAGCGCCACGGACACCAGAATATCCAGTAGGTAAACTTCCAGGTATGCCACCAGGAGCGCCTCCAGGAGCGCCACCAGGAGCGCCACCAGGACTATTGGTTAAAGTAAGTAATGCTGTATCTGCTCCACCGACTGCGTGACCCATAATATTCTGATATATACATTTATTTTTTTTCTTTCCAGAACCATCTAACGGTGTTACTACATCTCCACCTGGCGTAGGTGGTTGTGTCTGTTGTCCCTGTGTACCTGAATCTAATGGATTTACAGTATCACCATCTGTTGCGGGTGGCTGTGTCTGTTGCCCCTGTGTTCCTGAATATAATGGTTGTACTGTATCTTTATTAGTATCATCTGGTGGTACAGCGTCATCGCTTAAAACATCGGCTACATAATCTAATGGGTCTACTAATGTATAATCGCCTGGAGGTAATACATCAAAACTAGCAGTATTTGAATTATTTCTTAGCCAAATATAATATAAAGCCATTATTTTTTCGTAGAATGCGGTTGATGAATTGCCACTAAGTAATACACCATGTTCTGGTATAAAAGTATTAATATTCTCTAAAGGCGGAATATTATCGGCTGGGAACCAATAGTAATTAAATCCAGTCGTAGCATCAATGGTACCTGGATCATTAATACGGAAATAATTTCGACTGGGTTCTCCGAGTCGTATATATGTTTTATTCCCTGTTTTTGGGTCATTCCCTAAATCTGCAGCCTTATTCCAAATATTATCGAGTGTTATTTTTTGCTCATATCTCAAATACCAGTATCCCGCATGATCCTCAAAACTTTCACCAAGTAGGGTTGCATCATAATACGGTTGAAATATATCACTCCATATAGTACTCACAATATTCATATAATACAGCCATTGTTCATAATTTAAATCTTCTGCTTCTGGTGACATGCCTTTAGTATAGGGTTCCCCAAAAGATACAACAGTTTCCCCTTTAAAATTTTTAAGTTCTAAGCCATAATATTTATTGCCAATTTTAGACTTTGTCCAAAAAGTATATAAACTATCTCGTTCCCATCTGGCACGGCTAAAATTTACAAGGAATGTATTAAATAAGAATGTATTTTTATTATAATTAAAAGTTGCTTCTGTCTCTTCGTCACCCGCCCTTTCTAAAGTGCCATTACAAAAATGAACCATAAACGCATCATGTAATAAGGAATATCCTAATGATACAAGTTGTAAGCCAATTGAAAACTCAGGGAATAAAAAAGTAACCAGGGCTGCAACAACAGCCCCCGCACTTCGTAATCCAAAATTACACGCATCTTTATTAAATCCATGTTTCGCACCTCTAGAACATACTGTTTCTGGGTCTATTCCAACTCCTGGTAAACCGAAACCAAAAGGTTGATCCCATCCTTGCCAGGCCATAAATGCTATATCCATGCCTTGAAGTATTAGCCCCGCAGTGATTTTAAAATTTGCTACTGTAATTTTTGCTAACACTTTACTAACTATTGAAGCAGATTCCTTTGCTATCTTTTCACCTTCTACTATTATTTGCCCTGCAGCCTTGAGTGCCTTTTCTGCTTCTACAAATTCTTTCTTTATACTTGCTAATTCTTCGGTTGCTTGTTTTGCTTCTTTTTCTAATCCTTTAACATCTTTTATTTCCTTTAAATATTGTTCTTGTATTTTTACTCTTTCGTCAAGTGTTTTTAACTTTGCTGCACCCTTCGCTATATTGGCTTCTTTTATTTGTAAAGGTGACATTTTGGCTAATCGTTCATCTTCTAATAACCTTACATCTTTACCATAAGTTTGTTCATAATAATCCCAATTCTCTTTTACAGCCTTTTTTTCTTCTGTTAATTTGTCTATTTGATTGGATTTTTGTGTCATTTTATTTACATCCCACATTTCCATTGGTTTATCTTTCATCAAATCAGTAATTTCATCCTCCAGTCCTTTAAGTCTTGAATCATAAGATTTAATAGCCTCCGCATATCCCTTTAATTCTTTTTCGTATGCCTCAAAAGATTCAGGAAATTTTTGTGCTAGTTTTATTTCTCTTCTTCGTTTAGTATAACCTTCTAATTCTCGTAATACTTGATTACGAGTATTCATCGTTTGAGTCAAAGAATCATTAAGGCGTAGATGCTTTATTTGCCATTCTTTAATATAATTAGAATTAGGATTCTTCTTTAGTTCTGCCTTAAACTCTTTGGTTTCTAACAATCTGGTATGTCTATTTAATTCTAAATGTATATCTTCTATACGCTTATCTAAGATTTTTTCTAATTCTCTTGCCTTTGTTTCTGCCTCATCTAAATATACTGGATTTTCACTAATCCTTTTTTCTACTAGTTCGACTTCGTCTCCAAATTTAGCACCTTCCGTTTTTTCATGGGTTACATCACCAAATTCATACTCCTCAGTCGTATTAGGATCCACTACTTCTGCTTGAGATGGTGGCGCATCACCTACTGTAGCATTATTGGCTCGTAATCTTGGAAGAGTAGATTTAAGAAATTTACTAAATTTAGTATCTGGAAGTTTACCTGCGTACTTACCAATAATATTTGCGCTCTCTTTAGTCCATCCCCACCAATTCTTTGCAGCCCTGTCTTGTAGAATGGCGAAAAATTTTCCAGATTCACCAAACGCCTCTAATTCTTTTTCATTTGCTATTCTTAGTGTCGGCTCTCTCATTGTTTCTTTAACTGTAGTAATCTTTTTTACTCCATCTACCAATGTTACAACTGCTCTAGTTACAACTTTTTCAGATTCACCAATTACATATTTAGCAGTAGTTTCCCCCCTTGTCCCTGCATTAATAAATCTATATCCTGATATTTGTTGTTCTGTAAACCCTAAATTTTCCATAAGTTTCATGGATTGTTCAAGAGTAAAACCTAATGTTTTTGCAGCGTAAGGAAGAATATAATCAGTCCATAATCTCATAAATGTTCTTTGTGCTATAATCCATGCAGCCCGTGCCAATACTGCTTCTACAGCAAGTAAAGAAGTACGCCAATTATCTAATGGCATTACCATCTCTAAACTGGTTTCTTGGCTGAGTCCCGAATTCATTTGATTTACATCACCTATAACTGTAGTAATATGTGAAAAAGCAATATTGTAAATATATGAGGCAAAAAATCCTTTTGTTTTAAGCATATCGAAGAACTCTTTTGGTACTAAAGCAGATACTATAAGAACATCAGGGGTTGAAACAGTAGGTAATTGTAGTTGTCCCGCTACAAAATTCCATGCATCTATTACTTGCTGATATCCAATTTCTATACCTAACACCTGTACTTTATCAGTAATTTGTAACTGTTGAGTACTTCCAGATAATTCTACACTATCCATTAATGTATTATATGCAGCCAAAAAAGGTACAATGGGTAATGATACATCTAAATCCATATATAAAATAATTAAATGTGGTTGTATTGCCCCTAATGTAATGCCTTGTTCAATAAGAGATGTTCTCTGCTGTGCCTTTGGATCCTCCCATGATAAGGCTTCTCCATTAGTTGTCAAGTCCCATCCTTCGTCAAATATTGCCTCTATTTCTACATGGAAAGCGTATCTTTGTGCTGCAGTATCTCCATCTTTTTCTGCCCAATAATATTGATATAATGCTTCTTCTCCTTGAGAACCTGCTAAATAATATAAATATAATTGCCTCATAATGTTCGTAGATGCGATACTTCTACTAGGTAATTGTTCTAAATCCGTTTGTTGATTTACAAAACTATAGATAGTATTTACATATTCTTGTTTGAATTTATCATAATTATTCATAATTGTTTCAGTATTTCCACCCATAGCCATATAATCTTCATGCGCTAGTTTCCTCATGGCAACCGCAGTATTAGCATCTCTATCGTCACTCCTAGCAGATATATTTTTACAATTATTTAACTTCTCATAATCATCTGCTGCATCTTGAGGAAATTGGATATATGCGTCAGCCTTAGTTCTATATCCCATATTTAAAATATCTATTTCTGCCATTGCGTCAAGTTGTGTTATTGCTAGGGCTTGTACTTCCTTAATTCTATCTTCACTACATGCTTTTGTACAGTCACTATGGACTATAAATATATAATTCTGAAATGAATCTAAATGAACTAATCTATGTAATATAGCGGTTGCATTAGCCACCCCATTTTTTAAATAGGATTCCGCAAATTCTTTATATGTCTTAACATAATCTTCAAAGATAGGCTTTCCTTTGGCATTTGGTTTTGCCGTTAATTTGTTACTTTTATCTATAAATGTTTTTTGATAATATTCACTAGATGGAAATGTTTTCGGATTTATATCAGGAACATTGCTTTCATTGTATGCACATAATGAACCCCATACTTTCATAAATTGACCCAATTGTATCTGTACATCTCTCTCATATACATAATCTTTATCTAACCCTTGTTTCAGTTTATCTGGATTCACTAATACGGATAATTGTGTTACTGCCTCACTTATCCTATCTCTATCTGAATGTGCTTTATCTGGATAATCTATAAGATATTGTTGTAAAAGAGTTATTACATCTTTGTTAAAATATGTAGTATATCTGTTTTGTAAGTTTTCTAACATAGTTACACCATTAATTTTTTCAGATGTAAGGTTACAATCTAATAATGTATTCGCAAATTCTATATGGTGATATTCCTCTTCATGTTCTCCACAATTATTTACTTTGTCAAATTCTCTTAATAGATATTGTATCTGATCCTCATTAGCATAAGGATAAATATCCATCTGTAAAAATTGGGTTAGATTATTCTTATAATGGCTTGGATTTATTCTTATATCAGAATCTTCTAAATATTTTTCTTTTGTTGGCATATCTTGAATACCTTTTAAATTATTTGCTGTCCCTGCTTCTTGTGACTTTAATTCTGGTAATGTCTTATCTGGCCATGGAATCAAAGGTTTACCTGGAACATAATATATTTTAGGATTTGCAGCATCAACTATAGCATCAGAAGGATATTTATCTGTAGAATCTGTAAGTGTCTTCTCTTCAGGAGGAATATATGTTTTTTCATCTCCATTCCAGTATAGTGCTTTCTTTCCAGTAGAATAGTTAACTTCTACTTCTCCAAAATCATTCTGATGTTTTCGAGCATAGGCTTCTGAAAACATAATAGCATTACTTACCCATCTACTTATATCTGTATTTTGTAATTTTTGATTATATCGTAATATAGATTCATATTCCTTTTTATATTCTATACAGACAAGTTTATTATTAAGATTAATCTTGGGAACTTTAGTTAAACTTCCAATATATGTAGTCGCATAATCATCTTGTGACATTATCAGAGGATCCTCAAGTTTAAATTTTTGATTGAGTTGTATCATAGAATTTACATTTATTGTTCCACTTGGGGCATAATTTTTTTCCCAAATGGCTGTATTTGCTATTTTTTCTTGTTCTCTTACATTTTGTAGAGTATATTTAGTTCCTACAGTTAATGGTGCGCCAAAGAAGGCTTTAACAGCATTACCTATTTTATCAATATTTTTTATATCTTCTTCATTCGCATGTTTTACATATTGTTCAAGTTGTTTGTCGTCCATGTAGTGCGCTATCGCATATATATTAGGATTCTCTTTCCAATATTTTCCAGCCATTTGAGTTTTATTATTCGCTTGGTTACCATCAGTTATTTCATAAATCCTAAAATAATTAAAAATACTATGTTTAGTGGCTGGTAAATCATAATTAACTCTTGGTGCGGAAAACCGTCCATCATTCCATGCTCTAGTTTGAATAGCCCAAAGTTTATTAAGAGAAGGATGAGGGGCAGTAACTATGTGGGCATTAAAATAATCACCAGACATCTTTATAGCAGTTTGATAATGCTTTTCATCTTGTGCTAGTGCCTCCTCTAATTTTCCTGGTGCCTTTAGTCTTTCTATTGCCTCATGTATTCTAACTAAAATATCTCTCTCATTAGTTAATTTTGAAATTTCAGCCTCATTATTAATTATCTTCTTTGCCTCATCTAGTTTATTTTTTGACTCAACCATTTCTTCATTTGTAATTGTTTTATCTTGATGAATATACACAAGAGCCATAGTATCAAAAAGTGATTTTAATTGATTCTTTGTGATTCCTTCATAAATAATTTGCCCATTTGACAATACCTTTCTATGTGGTTCTATAGTATCTAAAAGAGTTTTCATCGCCTTGTCAAATTCTTCTTGTTTTAAATCGTCTGCTCCACCTCTTATTTTACATTTTCCTATCTTTAAAAGACGGCGAATTCTCTTGTCTTCTCGCTTTGTCATTCTATTCTATATATACAGTATTTTTTATTAGGATTAATTTCCTCGACATAAGTATAATGATTAAGGCACCTGCACAAATGCCAGATATCGCCGAAACTGAGTATATCCGTGGCAAGTACCAAGAGCGTAATGGTGCTACAGTAGTTCGTCCTTATGCTAAGTTTAACAAACGAGGAAATGATGTCTGGGCTGAGCGTTCTGGGCGTACATTTTTCGCAGACAGTTTAGGAGATGATTACTCCGGAGGAGCAAAGGATTATTCATCCGCCCCTGCTGCACCTGCTGGTAGTGGAATGGGACTTTTGTCTAAGATAGGCAGTGGCAAGAAACGAGAAGGAAAGGGAACACCAGATGATATGATTATTGATTTAATGGCAGAAGGAGCCAAGGAAAATAATGGTTCTGAGATGACTCAGTTCCCTAAAAAGGCAAAGAAGAGTGACAAGAAAATTAAGAAGGCTAAGAAGGTTAAGGAGGACGAAGAGGAGAAAAAGGAGGAAAAGGATGAGGGTGGAAAGAAGCCTAAGCGCAAGAATGCTAGGGCGCAAATAGTTGCCAAGGTAATGAGAGAGAAGGGAATGAAACTCATCGAGGCTTCTAAGTATGTAAAGGAGCATGGATTATATTAATGGATTATTTTCACACTATGTAGTATAAGCAGGATGACTATGCCTACATCGTTTCCTAGATGGTTTCCTGAGGTACGATTTCCTTATGAATTCACCGCTCTCTATGATAAGCCTCTTGCCTACTTTGAAGATAAACCCCAAGGATTCCAGGGAGCAGGAGTAGGCGCTCCATTCGATGGAATCTCAGAAAATACAGTATATCATAGATATAAGCATGATGAGATGCTCCGTGGTGTTCAAGGTAAGATACTGTCTGATGTGTCCCGGCGAATTAAGCAAATTACTGCGCAATCTAATAGACAGGTAGCGCATCAGAAATTGGAAGAATCTGGTATGTTATATGGTGGTGTTGGTTCAGACGCACATTCTACGGGGCAGATTGAGGGGGCAAATGTATTGGCTGGACGAGGAAGATTAAATGGTGGTGTAATGAGAAGCCAAGCAGGTAAGCAATATCTACAACGCCGTCTAACTTCCAGGATTCAAGAGTTAAATCGTATTGGTGACTTGTCTCAGGGATTTCCCATAGCAATTAACCGGGATGTAGATTATACAGAAGAGGATAAGGCGGTAATGTCTGTTGGTGAACACTTGGACGCTATTGTAGATGTTGTAAATGAATCTGCTAAGTTAGGTTCTGATTCCGTTAAGGAGTCTAGGGATTATGTTTCTGCTCTTAAAGAGATTGGGTGGCGTTTTCCTCAGAATGCCCTTACTGTAATGATACGAGAAGTAGGAGTTGGTATTAATGCTATCCATGATTACATAAACTCAGGAAGAGGCCAAGCCTTTCGAGCAGAATCTAATCTGAATGCCAAGGTTATTTTGAATAACTTAAAAAAGGGATTGAAACTGCTGGAATATCTAACGACTAAATCTACTCTGTCACCCAAGGAGCGCAAGATGGCTCTTGCTAGTTATACACACACGGGTAAAACAAGAAGTACTAAGGAAAGGGAGGAAATTGAAGGGGCAGGAAAGAAAGGCAAGGAGGAGAAGAAATTTGCCCCTACGGAAACAGTATATAACCAAAAGTTTCCATCTTGGTATGTTGCCCCTAATCGCAAGAAGGTAAACTTAAAAAAGCCAAATCCGTCTGGATTAGAATAAATAGTATAGTAGATGGACAATAATACTTTGATCGCAGGTGTATCCCTCGCAGTATCCCTTGGTGGAATAGTGCTAGGAATTATTAATCATAAACGAATCGTATCTACATGCTGTCGCAATGAACTGGAGGCATCTATAGATATTGATAATACAACGCCATTAGCATATAATGAAAGCCGTTCTTTGAGAGAACGAAGTGTTAGTTTATATAGAGAGCCTAGTTCCATCACCATAAAATCTTAAGCGCTAACATGTTTGGACTGTATCTATCTTGTTTCCATTCACCCTTTATAGCAGAATGACTCTTATTAAATGTATGTTTTTTCGTCTGCGCAGTTCCAGACGGAACCATCCCATTGTTCTCAAGGTATGTATATATCAGAAAGTCACCATATCCAATCCGGCCAAACCGGGATATTCTATTTCCATTTCTGTACTCTAATTTATGTTCCCCATCACTAGCAAAAAAAAGATTTTCTGGCTTGTAGCCACTTTTTCTTGCTTGTATTCTTGCCTTAGTTAGATATGCCTTGGCGCTCCAATCTATATCTTTTAGTTGTTGTTCCATCTACTAGGTAGTTACTTTAGATAATTCACTTACTAAATTATCTAAATAATTAATCTCATGTAAAAGTGCGTCTGCTATCCCTAAATGTGTTGTATCTACATAAATATTGTACAGACGGTTCGTCAATTTGCGAATACACTCAATTAATACTTCTGTGTTCAGCGTTGGCATCTACTACCATACAATAATTTCTCTCGGGATTCCAGTTCTATTTAATTTTACAAGAATTCTATTTACATCTATACCAATTGTCCCATCATTCTCAAATGGTATCTTCTTATACAGTGGGGCTTTCTTTTTCTTAGAGATAACTTTACTGGGCATCTTTTCCATTTGCGTATCCTACTATGGGCGGACATTCAATTTTTAGGTGAGTTGCCATTCTTCTCCTGTATATAATATTGGGTTTCTAGATTTGTCTGGTTCTACCTTAAAAGAATATTCCCATTTTATTCGCCTAGTTTTTTCTTCTTTTGTTCTCTTATTAATATATGTTTGATATCTAAATAATGCTCCTAATGTTTCACCAGGGCGTCTTTGTGCCGTGGTTCTAGATACTGTATATTCTGGTTTTCCTTCTTCATACCTATTCCAAACAGCATTTCTTTGATATTCATTTTCCATTGAGTCTTTATTATATAAATTATCTACTGGATATAAAGTTGTATCTTTATTTTTTATTAGTGGTTTGTTATCTATTTTTGTATATCCATCAGGAACTACCTCTGTTCTCGTAAATTTAATTGTTTTCGGTTCTACTATTAGAACTGGTAATTTGGATTTCTCACTCTTTTTATTATGTAAATGCATCCATAAATTTTTTCTATCTACAATCATATCATCTTTATTTAAATCTCCAATTGTCCTGGCTTCTAATAATCTTAACTGTAAGTTCTTTTCTTCTTCACTCGCCTCTTTTACATCTTTTTCATCTGCGTCTTTAATGATGCGCTCACGATTACGACGAGGAACAGTAAATTTATTTTCTGCCGATCGTAACTCTTCTTGTAGCGCTTTTTTCTTTTGTAATAATTCTTCAGATTGCTGTATTATTTCCGGTGTTCTGGGAGCATTATAAAATTTAGAATACCATTCTTCTTGTATAGCATCAATATCTTTCTGAATTTCTTCAGGAGTTCTATGATATTTATGCCTGTCTTCTTTAATAATACTCGCTTGTCGTCTATTATACTCTGCTAGATTTTTTTCTGCCTCTGCTCTTCTAAGAGCCTGATTTTGTTCAAAAGGTTTCTCAAAATTACCCTCTGTAGTAGGTATGTCATCATCACGAGAACCCTCTACATCTTGTGTAGTATCTCCAACACTTTCTTGTTGAACAGGTAGAGGTTCTGGTGCTACTCTATTTTTACTAGAAGACAAACCATGGCCAAACATCCTAGCATCATACGAACTAATAGAATCATCACCAAATAATACTTCATCTATTTCTTGTTCTTCTAAATCGTCATTTAAGGGGGCATCAGAATACTCATCGGATTCACTAGATGATTCGGAATATCCTTCATTAGAGTCACTACTTGAATCACTCATTTCTTCCATATAGTAATTTGGATTATCTGAAAATGATAAATTGGAGGCAGTACGATTTGCTATTTCTCCTGCGTCATAACTTGGTAGTTCTTGCCAGACATCATTTGACTCTGGAGCCACTGTGGCTCTTCTGCGACTAAAAAAATTACCCTTTCCTTTTACTGACTTTGAATGATTTTTTACGAAACGGTACAATTCACGGGGTTCTAATTCAAGTAATATATATATCTCCTGCGCACTTGCGCTATTTAGAATAGTATCTAAATTGTGATTATATTTCTTTAACTTAGCCTCTAACATAGGATGACGAGGATATATAATCTTAGGATTACTTGATATACTCGATATTTTTGTCATCTCCGGAACTATAAGTTTAGGGGCTATCTGTGGTATTTGCGCTACTGCTACACGAGTATTCTCAGGCACTTTTACAAATGGTTGAGAATACTTATTTGACTGTCTCATTCCCTCTAATCAGTGTTTAACATTTTAGCGTAGTGTTCTGATACGAGGAATTGCGGAAAACATTTATGTAAACATACCCATCGCCCTAATCTGCGTAACTTCTTAACTTCGTCGGGCTCCATACCCAGATGATTCCCCAGTAGTGCCTTTAAACCATGGTAACTAGTGGCTTGAGGATACACAATGAAATGACTAGCCTCATTGAGAAGAAGACGAGTCTTCTTATAATTTGTCAAATAGTGACTCAGACACATCATAGAAATGTTATGGTGTCTGCCCATAGTGGCAATGTCATCAATTAACTTAAGAACTATCTTATCCATGGGCGGAGAGAATGTATCGTAGTCATCAAAGATAACCAGTGAATTCGTGAACATACTTATATCTGTAATTGGATTGGCCTGGAGTGCCTCGATACGAATGCGTTTAGGCTTACCGGTTTTCATGGTATCTAGAGTCTCATCTTCTGGTAACTTACTCACCAGATATATCTCTCTATCCGGAAATAATTTCTTATATCGTTCTGCTATTCCTCGAGCCTGATAGGATTTACCACTTCCAGAGGCTCCTGCGACATAAAATATCTCACGCTTATCTTTCTTTGGTGATGGAAGCAAGGCAAAGGAAGAATCTGGAGGCAAACTAATATTCTTGCCACTTTTGTCTGTACTATGACAATACAAGAGATTATTGTCATAGTATCCGCCGGATACGACTGCTATAGGTATAGAATCGCTAGACTTTTCGCCAGGATCAAAGGATAAATGGGGCATTCTACTTTTATATACTATTTTCTTTTCTAAAAGTGTTCACTTGATATTGTTTTTGCGGTAAAATCGCCATTTATGGTAGAAATTTACTTAAAATTGGGAAGAGTTTTAATTCTTTCAATTTCTCTAAAGATTCCTTATCTAATATGCTCTGAAAAGTATATTGTAAATTCATTAACTCATTCATAGCACCCCTGGGATGTAAAGATGCGTTATTTAGGGCTTTATCGAATTTATATTCCTTGCTAATAAAGGCTGGAACCTGCCAGATATTAGATAGTCTTGATTTAAAATCCTGTATCTCTTTGCTCATTGCCTCTTGGTTTCCTATCTTATTTTTTATCATGTAGAGTAACATCTCTATATCACTAATAACAGAATATAAGCGTCCTAAGTCACCATTGAAAATAGGAACTAATTTCTCGGCTATATCTGGATACATGTTTTTATATCTGGCAATACTAAATATACGCTTGGCCGTTTTAAAATAATTACCTTTTAATGAATAATCCAATACACTCTCTTTTAATTCTTTAATATAATCAATCTTTTTAAATTCTTTTTGCGTTACATAAACACAACTGAATTCTACATAGCGTCCATCATTCAATAAACTAACGGCATCTATCTTTATCTTTCCTCCTGTTTCTATGGCTTTTTCTAGACTTATCTTCTTACCCATATAGAGAACATATCCATTTAGAATATCCTTGGGCTTCCATCGAATAATATGATATTTGAATTGTTCTTTGGCCGTTATGAGTTCAATAGGAGATATGTCTGATTTCAATAAATGTCCATATTCAAGCGCATCTTTATGTCCCATATCCACAATTTTCATAAGCGTATTTCTAGATTGATTTACATTATAAGGATTTCGTATTACTTTAAATTCATTAATCTCTCCACATTTTATATCTGCTATATAAGTATTAGACAAATGATTCAATTTCTGAACAACGAGTTTAAGAGCAGAAGCCAGTTGTTGAGGTGATAATTTATGTAATTCTATAGCATCATAGTCTCCTGCGTATTGAATACTTCGAATTGCAGCCGATCCCAATATTTTTATATTTCCATCTTGTAAAAAAAATGCGTTTAGAACACGAGTTACTGATTTAGAATAATTATCCGGATACTGTTTTTCTACATTCCAATCTGGCATTCCACCTCCCTCAAAATTCTTGAGTTGATGAGACATGTATAAATCATATAGATGTCCTGCCATTCCAGTAATATGTTCCCAAAATTCTTTTGGCCTTCCTGGCCTAACCTCTGGTTTCTGAGACAATAAATTAATATATATATGATATAATGGGTCACCTTCGACATAGATTCGATGGTTTTTCATGTGGCGAGATAGATGTTGTGGTTGAACGGCTGGATTATAAGATAATCCTTCTGAAATATAGCCATCATCTAAAAGTAAATCAAGAATAGCACCTCCTAAAGAATGCCCTACCCCATAATAATGGTACATTCCTTTAGGATATTTGGCCTGAATATATTTAATAGTCTCTATATCTTTCTTATATCTTTCACTGGTATTTAATTTCCCTACTGCGATTAGAGCGTCGGCATTTATATCACTATTATCTTGAGTTCCACGGATCGCAATAACGATAGTAGTCCCCTTTCGATAGAATTTAAGGGTAGGTGTTTTATAAATCAATTGGAATCCCTCGATATCCGTTTCGGGTTCTAACTTATAAGATTGTACACTCATTTGCTGTAATGTGTTTTTATCAGGTAAACCCTCGGAAGCCATCTATTCTATACTAGGAAATAAATATGGAAGTTCAGCCGTTTCCTCCATTAAAGACTCATCCCATTCAGTACCAAATTGTTTCTTCTGATTCTCATAGGCTACCGGAAAATATTGTTTAATTTCTCTCATCATCTTGAGCATTAGTTCTAAGTTAGTATCTTGAAGATGAGAGAGAACATGATTCAAGGCATCCGAGTTACTTTCAGATGCCTCTATTATCTTAGAATCAATCTCCAAATTATGAATTTGAGTTTTTAATTTGGCATTCTCTTTCTGAAGTATCTTAATATCCTCGCCTCCCTCTGTCTGAGAGGAATTAGAAATGGTTGTTGTTTCCATAGACTTCTGGAATTTAGGATTCTCCTTGAATGTTTTAGTATCCAAAATATCCTTGATTAATTTGGCATTCTGAGCCATATCACCACAAGGACATCCACAGAAAGTAGGAAGTGATTGATTCAAGGAGTTACAGGCCAGACAAATTTTATAAGATGAACCAGAGAATAGAATTGAGGGAATAATAAGAGGATTCTTGGTTGAAAGGCTATTAATCCAAAGATTAAACATCTCCTTTCTCTTTAGGATGGCATTCCAGATATCCTGAGAATGAGAAGAAGAGAACAAATGACTACTTTTATTCTTCCTATTTACTTTCTTTGAGCAAATGACACAAGAATATTCATAAGGCATCCTGGCTTTTATACTTTAGTAACACAAAAAAACTTTAGGTAACAAGGGTAACAATTTGAAAAAAGATTTAGGAGTTACTGGGATGGAGAAAGTTTTTGGATTCTAGGTTCAATAAAATTCAGAAATAAATTGTTACCTTTGTTACCCTCGTTCTGAAGACTCAAGGGAATTAGGGTAACAAGGGTAACAATCTGAAAAAAGATTTAGGAGTTACTAGGATGGAGAAAGTTTTTGGATTCTAAGTTCAATATAATTCAGAAATAAATTGTTACCTTTGTTACCTTGAGCCGGAAGTAATTTCTCCAAAAAGGGATTCATAGACATTTGAGTCTCTGGTTGATTATTTGAGTCAGGGTAACAAAGGTAACAAAATATTTTAGAATTTTATTGAACCTAGAATCCAAAAGTTTTCTCCATCCTGGTAACTCCTAAATCTTTTTTCAAATTGTTACCCTTGTTACCCTCTTCCAGGAAAAGAAGGAATTCATAAATAAATTCTAAAGAATTATTATAATGGTGGTAACACATAGGCAACATTTTCTAAAGGCAAATGGTTTGGAAGATAGGCCATATGGTATCTCCGAACTTTCTGAAATATCTGGTTATCCATTGGATATATTGATACAAGTGTATAAAAGAGGCATTGGGGCATATAAGACACAACCTAGTTCAGTTAGAAACAAGATAACCTTTAAGAAGGGTGAAAATCTACCCATGTCTATGAAATTGAGCAAAGAACAGTGGGCTATTGCTCGTGTCTATAGTTTCCTCGATGGAAATATGAAACATGATAATGATTTAAGATAATATTTAAAAAATATAAGATAATAGAAACCAATGCCCAGAACCTGGCAACAATTACTTCTAAAATTCAAGGAGAATCCTGAATTTGAGAAAGAATTCAAAGAAAGAAAACTCTATACGCAAAGAGTTCGTTTTTGTAATCCGGTGGTTAGAGAGAAACATCGTCTGGCTTGTATTGCCTCTAAAGAAAAAAAATCCAGAGCGCCTACTATCCAAATTGAATCTAGTTTTGTTTGTTCTTTTGATTAGTTCGTTTTCTCCCTTTTAAGAAGTGAGGTAGCCCATTGTTACCCCATAAAAGACTTCCGTCTGATTTTTTTCGTATCTTCCAGATTTCTCCATCTTTAATAACTTCATACTCTGATAAAGAGGGCATTACATTGTTCCATCTGGGTAGATGGGCTATCGTATGAAAGACTAAAGAATATCTGTGTCCGAACCATGGTTTAGTATAATGTTTCAATTCTGATCCATTGAACAATAACCCTCGGTAACTGATAGAATAATCCATCTGCTCAATACATAACTCGCCACTCAGATATGAACCGAACCCTACAATATAACTTTCTCCGACATTATTGACATCTTTATGGGGCATACAAGTATAGTCATCATTAATCTGTATCGAGGTAAAGGATATATGGTGATTCACATACTTCTCAGCGAACTCCATAAGTAACTTAAAGAGATAGGGGTGTTTCCAGGTTACCCTGGAGATATCTGGTGGGAGGCACCGTCTGGAGACGATGCCTTGGGTATTCGATTGTCCCTTTCCTACTTTTTTTCTGTATGCGTTGACACCTAAGGGGTGTTCATCCAGATACAGACGGATATCTTCTAAATCCTTTTTGTCTACATAACTAACGAATCTGGGCGCCATCTAATCTGGCTCTCCAATTTAAAAGTATGTCTGGTTCCCCCTTCTTATTTCTGAAACTACAATATCCGGGATACATCTTAAGGAGATAGGTGACGGCTTCTTTTTTTCTCTTTATGAATCCTTTCTTATCTCCTCCAGATGTCCCTTGATAGACGGATGACACTCCTGCTCCTCTATATCTAAAGACATGTCCATATTTGATATAATACAGAATACATCTTTCGTAATCATCTGTTTCGCAGTTTCCATGAAGTTGTATATCCTTGTGGTTCCTACAAATAAATAGACAGCCGATAACAAAAGAAAGATGATTAGTAGTATTGTCTTTAAAACATCTGGTGTCGTCTTTGGGTAAGATTCCATATAATCCGGTGCGTCTGGATTCAATGATTTCAAGAGCATCTCTAATAATATTAGTGAAAGATTTACCAATTGACTTGATTCCAGATACATCATCATCCATACCAATATATATCTCATCGTCATCTAACCAATCACAGATAAATTGTCTTTGTTGTTTTAATCCTAACACCCCTACTATCAAGTTGTACCCAGGGTTCGCCGTCTGGTACCTCAGACGCTCGTCATCAGACGCAACAAAAATATAGATTTGTTCAGACGGATATCCTACCTTTTGAAGAAATCTGAGTGTCTTATTTTTTAGCATGTCGGGACGATTATAAGATGGAATACACAGACGGGGGAAGTTCATATATTTTAAGCAGATTATTTTATCTTTCAGATTAGATATGCCGACTTTGACTTTGTATAACGGTGACTGTCTTGAGGTTATGAAGGAGATACCAGACAAATCTGTAGATTTAATTATCTGTGACTTGCCTTACGGGTGTTTAGCAGGTGGCCCTGCTATTGGAAAAGGTAAAGAAAGAGTTATAGCGTCTGGCCTTACTGGCTGTTCGTGGGATATCAAGATAAATCTGGAAGCTTTCTGGAAACAGATAAGGCGTATCCGTAAATCTGATAACTCTCCGACAATTCATTTCTGTACGACTAAGTTTGGATATGAACTCATACAGAGTAACCGAGATGAGTTTAGATACGACTTGGTTTGGGATAAACAGAGAGGGGTATCATTCTTGAGTGTCGGTAAGATGCCTATGAGAAGTCACGAGATGATATATATCTTTAGCAAGGTGGGGGCGTATTATGAGCGGAAGGATATAGAAGGGGATTTTAAAGCCTGGAAGTATAAAATAAAGGGGGCACCTTATGAAATCAGTTCTCAATATGGTAGCGTTAAAAAAAATGATACAGAGGGTGGTGATGGTAAGCGCAGTGCCTTATCTGTAATACAGGCGTATGTATCTCGTACGAAAAATGGACACCCAACAGAGAAACCAGAATCTCTATACAGATTCTTAATTGAACGATACTGTCCTACAGACGGTACAGTCTTGGATCCAACCTTTGGCTCGGGTAACTCTGTATTTACTGCCTTTAGTCTTGGTAGAAATGCTATAGGAATAGAAAAAGATGAAAAGTTTTATGAGAAGGCAGAGACACGCTTGAATGCTCTTCCTGGTTGAATTTGCGGTTACTTACTCAAAATTAAACATCCCGGTAAAGTATAATGGAGTTTGAGACATTTGATGACTTTGTGAATCATCTTAAGTTTCTTGGTGTTCGCATTGTTGAGATGCAAAAGGATTATAAGGAGGCAGAGGGTGACATTAAAATAGCATATAAGAATATCTTGAATGCTAAATACTGGAATCTTATGAGGACAGTAGATGTTTTTAAGAGACATATCATAAAAGGAGCAGATAATCCAGATGATATATTGATAAAAATGACAAATATGTCTATGTTAGACAATAAATAGACACATTTTTACTTAAAATTAAACTTCTTAGTAAATAAAAATGCCATTTTCCTATATTACCAGTAAAATCTCCGGAGATTTTACTGGTATTTAAGTCATAAACAGTCTATTTTTACTTTACCGTAAAGTAAAACTGGATTATTGCGGTAGTTTTTTCCAAAAAAATAAACTTCCCGGTAAGTATAATGCCCCCTCGTAAGATTGTATCTAAGTATATGGTTACATTGAACGAAGATTTACAAAAGAACCGTGGACTCGCAGAGAGTACTGCTCTACAGTACATCAATACACTCAAACAACTCAATGATAACAAGAGTTATAGTAATCTTGGATTCCTTAAGAAGAGAGATGTTATCATGGCTAGAATAAACTCTTACGCAGAATCAACACAAGGTAACATTCTTAAGACTATTGTTAGCGTATTGACATCTAAGAAAGATGTTGCCACATATAAGCCAGTCTATAATTTTTATTATGAGCGTATGATGGAGGCAAGTAAGAATAACCGAGAGGTAGCAGAAAGTAACAAGAAGAATGAGAAGCAGGAGGCTAACTGGTTAGCATGGAAAGATGTTCTTGAGAAGCGTGAAGAACTTGCTAAGACAGTAGCGCCTATTTTGAAGGCTAAGGTAATTACCGCAGATATGTGGAATACTCTACTAGCATATACCATCTTATCCTTGTATACCTATATGCCTCCTCGTCGTAACCAGGATTATCAAGACTTATATGTTGTTAAGACGGTTAAGGCTGATATGCCTAAGGATAAGAATTACTTTGAGACTAGCACCAACCGCTTTGTCTTTAATAAATATAAGACATCGAAAAAGCACGGGACTCAGGAGCAGAAGATAGAGGATAATAAGGAATTGACTGATATTATTCATTCCTATCTAAAAATACATCCGCATCGTAAACAGGCAGAATTCCGCTTTCTAGTAAATAGCGATGGATCCGCCTTGTCATCTGTAAATGCCATCACCCGTATCTTAAATAAGGTATTTGGTAAACAAGTAGGTTCTTCTATGCTCCGGCATATTTACCTATCAGACAAATATGGGGATACTCTCAAGGAGATGAAGGAGGATGCCAAGGAGATGGCGCATACAGTGTCACAACAGAAAGAATATGTCAAGGAATAAAATATATATCTATATTGGTTGTGATGTAGAACCGTAAGTTTATATTTTTTGTTTTATACGGCTCATTGCGACTTTAAGAAATAATATCATCTATAAGAATAGATGGTATTATATCATTACAGAGATTTGGCATGCTTGGTAGAAAGACTAGTCAATTCCTACACGATACATAAATATAGTCCTGGCGTTAATACTTTAGAACAATTCAAAAAACAATATATTCTTGTAAGTATATTGTTATCTGATATGTATAAAGATGTCAATAAGATAGATACTACTAAGAGATTGTCTTAATGCTTAAGAACCAACCATGTTAGAGTTCCTGCCGTGGCTGTACCATTTGCTACGGTAAATTGATTTGCAGCAAGAGTTAGAGTAAGATTCTGCGCTGCACCACTAAACGAAAGCAATACATTACCTGAGGTGGTAAGGCCGGGGACACCGACGGTAACACTACCAGATGAAGCAAGGGCAACAGAGCCTGAAAGCAAAAAGGGCGGTGATAGAGAATTTCCTACGCCTAAGAGACTTGAGGCAGACATTATACTTTATAGGTATAAAAAAAATAAGAGATTAAAAATAACTGTTTATCTCCGATTTATGGGACATGCCAGGTAGTACATGCTTCTTGCTCTTATTACCATTACTGCTCATATCCTCCCTGTTACCAGGCATCTCCTGCTTTCCCTTAGCAGAACCCATGCTCATTACATTTTTCATTGCAGCGCCAAGACTGTTCGCCATTCCACTCATACCCGCTCCAACAGCACGGGCAAGAGAGCCGTGAGTTCCCATAGGCGCAAGAGGAGCAGAAATGATATCCTGTTCCGTAAGTACGCCCTTGATTACACGAGAAGAGCCTTTAATTGTCTCAAAGAATCCTGAGTTAGCCGTAATTACATAAATTACAGGTGTAACCGCATTCGCAGATTGGTTAGTAACCGTAAGGTTAAACTGTAGCACAAAGTTACCTACGAGGGAACTCGCTTGTCCTGCCTGGAGGACAATGTCACGGCCAGGCTTTAGAACTAGCATACCACCGACAAGAGGTTGCTGAGGATTCGCCGTACCGTTCTTGTTGACAACACCAAAGCCACTCCACTGCGCCCAGTCCATTTCTAGGCCGTTGTGAACAGACATCTTATAAAGTTGCTGTTGTGTGTGGGCAGAGAGCAATCCAGCAAAATTATCAAAATTTACAGAGATATTGCTGATAGGAAGAAGCCAATCCGCCTGTGTAGGATCAGCATTCTGAGTACCAGATACTGTATACGCCTGGGGACGGCAATAAATCATGAGCAAGTCGGGAATCTGGGGAAGAGTGATAGTCTGAGACGCAAGAGTCACAGAAGCACCTGCAGCGAGTGACTGAAAATTAGATGAGATGAAACGAGGGAACTCCATGTATGGCACAACGCTCTTAGGGGGAAGAGAGATGTCAAGCGAAGGAGTTAGGAACTGGAGATTCACTCGTGCAGCCGGGAAAGGCGTAGGAATCTGGCTATTGTATACAACACTACCAGGCACAAGAGTAGCACCAGCGCCCGAGGTGCTACGAAGAACACGGGAAGGCGCTTGGAGATTCATAATAAGTTGAATGTTCTGGCATCCAAAGAGGCCGGTGTCCCACTCATAGCAGTCCGCAAAGACGAAGGGGGAGAGAACCAACTTCTCAGTACTTGTAAACTGGGCATAGAGTTGGTAAGTTACCGTTGTTCCTGCAGCGACGGGAGTACTCACCACGGGAATATTGTTACCAGCCACCCATGTCCAATCAGCAGGGGAAGAACCATATACAACGGGTCCACCTGCTACCTGAGAAAGGGGAGTATTACTCGCATTAGTGAAAGCGAATCCAGGGAAGGCACCATTGGGAACCTCATCCACATTAAGAGCCTGTTCATATCCGTTGAGGGGAGTATTACCAGTTAGATAAGACTCATTGTAGTTCTGATACCTGTCCAACATCGTGGGGCATGTGCGGATGAGACGGTTCTTCTTGTAGTCAGTCATACGGAGAACCTGGTTGAGAACATCGGCACTATTGATTGTCACTGTAGTATCGTTAATGGTAGCAGTCATAGTGGTAGTGAGTTGTTGTAGGGGAAATGCAGCCAGAGCAAAGTCACGGCCAGGAACAAAGATAGGAGTTCCCGCTGCAATCGCTGCACCAGCGGGAGCCGTTAGAGATACTTGAAAGGTAAGAGCGCAGGTAGATGTCCAGTCAAGCGCCCTATCTATAAAAATGTTCTCAGACGGGACTAGAATATTATAAGTGTGCTGAGAAGCATTCGCTGCAATAGCGTTAAAGGGTGAATTAGTTACAGACAAAGCGCCCTTCGTAACCTGAAAGGCAGGTTTTTGCTGAACAATCCTGTCATCGAATACGGCGTACTTCAGAATATCAGAAGACATGCTTATACTTGTAGTTGAGAAAAATATATGGAAGGTTTTATACTCCCAATTGCTTTCGTCGGAACATCATTTTAACGGATACACTTGTCCCATTTACCAGAAGTAATGGATAGTAATTATTATCCAATCGATTTCTCCACCACATCTGAAAATCAATCTGTTGAATGGGTGATTTAGACATGGATAACGCCACCATTCGGTACTCTGCCGTAGGGACGAATTCTACGAATTGTCTGTAATCTTCGGCTCCTTTTAAATCTAATGCGTAATCTGCGATAATAGGAAAAAATGCCCCTGGACTTGTAGCGTTACTTACACCAAAATCAGATGTTCCAACTGCCTGAGGTTGCGCAATCTGTTCCTGGATAATAGGTAATTTGAAAGATGTTATTACTACACTATCTACTGGACTCCAACCCCCTGCCGTAGATTGATAATTCTGAGTAACTACAAAATAGACATGCCCCGTAACCGGTGAATATGGTAATCCAGTCAATGGATCCTTTTCTATTTCGATCGGAGGATAAGGAGCATTTAGATTTGTTGATAACCAAGCACCACAGACTACTAGATTAGGTACTACCGATGTAAATGTGGCACCAGAAGGAAGAGTAACACCACCTAAAAAGGGGGCATACTCTATCCAATAATTTGATAACAATAGTTCTAGATTGTCATTCATCCATATATTTAATTGTAGTGTGGCACCTGCTGTTGATAATCCACCGGCAGTACCAGAACTATTGAGCGCCCCAAAATATCGTGTATCCATGTAGAAACTAAATAACTTAGTTACTGGATTGTATCTGAGAAAAGGGGTAGATGGTGTGCCACCAGATGCAAAAATGGCTCCTAAATCGGTTAAAATATTTGACATACAGTTTTGAAGAGAAGTATTCACCATATTACAGAAGTTTTCATAAGAATAACCATAATAATAAGATGATGTTAGAATTTGCCCTTGAGTAGTATCAGCAACCGGTACAGTTGTTAAGTTTTGTACTTGAGGAGCAGGAATATCAGAATTTTCGGCAATCCATATTAATGTATCTACTTCCCCGTAATTAGTAATAACAGTAGGGCTAGTAGTTGTATATGTTGCGCTTATACCAATCGTATAGATAGTCTTATTCGGATTACCTAAATCTCCAGTAAAACCAGGAGTTTGTTGATTATCAATAGTAGGAATCCACAAAGGGATTGATTTACCAGCCCCATTAAGAGAGAATCGGACTACCGATAACATGTAATCACTAGCATCTTGAAGAATAGGAATCGCCCTAGATTCTAGAAATTCTACCTGTGGATCAGGTTGACTAGTAGGTAAAGTAGGTGTATTTCCTACACTATTATTGATTAAGGCACCATTGTAATAAATGACATCTGGATCCGTAGAACCTCTTGATGAGCCATATTCGACTGATGAATAGAAGCGAGTTGCCATTTCTATTCATAAGCCTATATAATTTATTGTCCTAGTAATTGCGAAGTTACTGCGCTTACAAAATCGTCGGGAGATAATCCGGAGTCATCTATTGCCTCTTTATATTGTTTAATAGTTAGATGTTTTAATCCTAAACGGCAGACACAGTGCCGTCCACATGTATTTACTCCAGTCTCCTCTTTTTGAAACTTATACGGATTAGAAATAACAGAATACCCCGCCTCTCGTAACATTCGAGCAAGGAGTGGCTCATCTTCGCCCAATTCCTCTTGTTTCTCTTTTGATAACCATTCTCTTTCTCCATCTGGTTTATATCCTCCATACGGATCAAAGTATTCTACT